GAGCAAAGTGTTTTATTATTAAGTAATGGTAATAAATTTATTGAAGTGAACACTGAGTTAATAAACAGGTTACTTATACCTAAAAACAAAATTGACCAATCTGACTGTGATGCATTCTTGTTTAAAGTTACTAAGTCTTGGTGGTTGGCTAAAAGTAAGATATGGACTATTTCAGCGACAAAAGGATTTTTAGAAAATATTTAACATATTCAGCTTATTTATTCATACATATAAAAAAAATCAAAGTTCATTTTTTGTTTACTGTTGATAGTTTTACTTATATGCTCAAGTAAGTAATTAAAACCAAGAGAATCAAAAATGACTAGACTAAGTATAGATATACCAAATGAATTACACCATTATCTCAAAATACATACGGCACGAAAAAAAGTAACTGTAGTAGATTTTGTAAGAGATGCTATATACAAAAAAATTGATCAGGATAAAGTTCCTAATCGTGAGACCATAAAAGCTATTGAAGAGTCAAGAAAAGGTATAGGTATTAACGAATATTCTTCTTTTAAAGATATGATCAAAAAAATTAAAAAGGAATTAAAAGAAGAAGGATTACAAATAAATGATTAAGACAGTAGCTACTAATAGGTACGAAAAAGAACTTAAACTAATGATAAAACGTGGAAAAGATTTAAATAAATTAGATTACTTGCTTGAGATATTAGAAGCTAATATTAATAAAGGAATAGAACATCATTTATTACTACCGGAAAAGTATTGCCTTCATAAATTAATAGGTAAATATAAAGGCTACTGGGAATGTCATATAGAGCCTGATTGGTTGCTAGTTTATTACTTAGACAACGAAGTTTTGCGACTAGAGCGTACAGGTACACATAACGATATTTTTAAGTGATAAGAAATGAAAACCACCCTGCCGGAGCGATCACTTGTAATAAAACCTCTACTTGATCGGATTACTCCTGAAATTCTAACGGCAGGTAAGAATACAATAGCAATGATTATTCTTTTTGGCTCTTATGCAAGAGGGGACTGGGTAAGTGATGAATATAACGAGGGTCATATTACCTATAGTTATCAAAGCGACCTTGATATTATGGTGGTTTTGAAAAAAGGGAAGCATATAGCATATGCCGAGCCAAGAATAGAGAAGAGATTAGAAAGAGAGCTAGTACTTGACCCGCTTTCTAAAAAACCATGGATAACGTTAATATTTGAATCAATTGATCACGTTAACAGGCAACTAGAAAGAGGACGTTATTTTTACTCCGATATTAAGAAAGAAGGTGTCCTGCTTTATGATAGCGGGGAGTGTACTTTAAGTGAAGCAAGGGTATTATCTTTTGAACAGAGAAGAGAAATAGCCCAAGAAGACTTTGAGCAGTGGTTTGAGAGCGGTAGTGAATTTTTAATTGATACGCTTAATGCTATGCAAAGGAATAGCCTTAATAGAGGAGCATTTTATCTACATCAGGCAACGGAAAGCTTTTACAGTGCCATTATGCTTGTTTTTTCGGGTTATAAGATAAAATTACATGACATAAGAAAGCTCGGCAGTCTAGCAGGGAATTATAATGCTGAGTTGTGGCAAGTCTTTCCTCATTCGAGTGTTGACGAGCGACAGGCATTTAAGTTACTTGAAAGAGCTTACATAGAAGCAAGGTATAACAAAGAATATAAAATCAGCAGAGAACAACTGACTTTTCTTATTGAGAGAGTAAATAAGTTACAAAACTTAACAGAGCGGATTTGCCTTGAATACATTAATGCTTCTTAAAAGCGGAGGGATCATGTCTAGTAATATAACAAAAATTAATGTTAAGTTTCTACTAAGGAAAGAAGATGGTTATTGTTGTTTGGCTAATATTCTCGAACTGGTTGGAATTGCTGAAGCAACAGGTAAAAAATTAATGAACCATATAATGCAAAAATTTTTAGATGGTGAATTATCAAAAGATTTAAAAATTGATTGTCCAAATCTTAAGAGTTGGGTATCTATTCCTAATTCAGAACCTATTATAGTAAATGTTAACGATTATAAACGCGTACTAAAAAAATACACATCTAATCAAAAATGGGAATCTATCGTAGAGGCCATTAACGATGATCCTACATCAGAGTTTTACAAACCGTATATAGATCAAGATAAATTAATGATTCATGTTGATGACATCATAGGAGTGCTAAAAGATTGCGGATTAAAAGAAAACGCCAAAAAAATATCGTCTATTCTTGATAAGAAGGCGGCGAAGAAAAAATTAAAACAAAAACGTGATTGGAAAATAATAAGGCTAGAGCAAAAAATTAAAAAAATGAGTCTTGGTGATCATAAAAGTGCCGAAGAAATTCAAAAGTTTGCAAATAAAGATAAAAAAACAAAAGGAGATAGTATTAAAATTAATAAAGAAATAAGTAACTTAAATATTCAAACTATTGCAAATACTATTTCTAAATATTATAGCAAATTAATTAACAAAAGTTATGAAGAACATTTGATTAATAATGAAATAAAAGTACAGCATATTATCAATGGTATTGAATCAAGAGAAAAAGAGAAAAAAAATGAAGTTCAAGCTATTGAGCTAAAAGTAACTTACAAGAAAGGCTACTGTTATGACAAGAAAGAAAAGACTTATATGGTTAACAATAATACTCATTTTTACGACAGTAATAGGAAGTGTATAGATGATTTGTATAAACAGCACGGCACAAAACCAACGATTGAACAAATTGTTGAAGCATTTGATGAAGAATTTATAAAATTCACTACAAAAGAGGTTAATAGACCTGAATATAGTGTACGCAGTATAATTTCGAACATACAGGAGAAAAAGCAGTTGACCGAAATAAAACAGTTAACTAGTGGAGAACAATTATTAGATAAAGTAACCAGATACATAGATGTATTCAGCAGAGATGATTTAATGCAAGCCGTTAAATGTATTCCCGATAAGGAAGTTCAAGAAAGACTGATAGAAGAGGCGTTAGCCGATAAATCTGTAAAAATTTTAAATGAGCAATACAACCGATATAATACAAATTATAAAGATAAAGATAATCCTGGTATAAAGGTAAAAGATATCATTACTCTCGATGATAATTCCGAGTCAAACGAACCCAAAAAATACATACGAATAACCCAAATCTTAGTTCTTTCATAGAAAGTCATAATTTTTTTTCAAAACTATATAATTAAAGAAATTCTGTGCAACTTTTTATGCCTATAAAGCTGATTATATTGCGGTTTCTAACACTTCTTAAAAATTGAAAATATTTTTTTATGTAAAAGTTTTTGTGCAAGTTTCTAGCCTTGTAACCCTTATAAAGCCAAGGGAATATTAAAATGTTATTTTTAATTCATCGATTTTACTTGTGCAAGTACTCATGGTTTTATAGCGCCTAACTGGTTTTTCCAGAGTTTAAACAAACTTTAATTAGGACAAAGAACATGAATAATAGTTATTACAACCTACTTCCCGATACAGGTTTTGTTCGTCTTTCAACTATTTTGAAAATTATTCCCGTGGGTAAAACCACGTGGTACGAGGGGATAAAGACGGGACGTTTTCCAAAATCAGTAAAATTAGGCAAAAGAATCACCGCTTGGCGTGTTGAGGATATCCGCAACCTTATAAACAGCAAAGAAGAAGGAGGGAGTGATGGAACCGGCAATTAACCCTATTTACTCTTCTAGTTTCTCTGATTTAGTAGCAATCCATAGTATTACAGAATTGAGAAACAGAAGAGCAAATCTATTGTTTTTAAAAGAACGATACCTAGCTACAGGCTCTTTATATGAATTTTTTAAAGCGGCATGGCCTTATATGGAAGGTAATATGCCTTATGTTGATAGCTGGCATATAAGAGCAATAGCCGAGCATTTAGAAGCGGTTTACGTGCGGCAAATAAAGAAGCTGATTATTAACGTTCCGCCTCGCACCGGTAAGACCAATTTAATATCGGTAGCTTTTCCTGCGTGGGTCTGGATACATAACCCTGCTGAGCGTTTCTTATGCGTATCCTGTACAAACGGTTTAAGTCTTGAGCATGCGCAGAAAAACAGAGCTTTACTTGAAAGCAACTGGTATCAGGATAACTGGGGGTATAGATTCCCGCTTCTAAAAGACCAGAACGTTAAAAGTTTCTTTCAAAATAGCAAAACAGGATATAGGCAATCAACAAGTGTAGTATCTAAAACTGTCGGTAAAGGCGGTTCAATTATTATTATTGATGACCCTAACGACCCGGGGGACTTATCTGAAGTAAAACGCCAGAACGTAATTAACTGGTGGACGCAGAGAATGTCTACCCGCTCGAACAATCCTGCTAATGACTGCCGAATAGTTGTCCAGCAAAGAACACATGAGAACGATTTAACCGGTTATATCCGAAAGAACGATAGCGATAGCGAATGGGTAGAGTTGGTGCTACCGCTAGAGTTTGAAGAGAAACGGAAGTGTATAACAGTACCTCTCGGCAAAAAGCAAATTATGTGGGAAGACCCTCGAAGCTGCGAGGGAGAAGTACTTAATGACTTACGTTTTCCTAAAAAACAAGTAGATGAATTTAAACGATCACTCGGCTCTTATGGATATGCAGGGCAATGCCAGCAAAGACCTTCCCCTATCGGCGGCGGGATAATCAAGAAAAAATGGTTTAAGCACTGGACTAGCCCGATTAAGCCTAAATTTGATTACATATTGCAAAGCTGGGATACGGCAATCTCTGATGAGCCTACAGCTGCGTATTCTGCTTGTACTACTTGGGGAGTATGGGGTGAAAAATCCGAGGATGAGTTATTTAAGATGATACTCTTATCTACTTGGCGTGACCGAGTAGGCTACCCGGAGCTGCGAGCTAGAGCGCAGCGCTTAAGCAAAGATTATAAGGATATAGGTGAGCATAAAAACCCAATGCCTGCTCAAAGAACTGTTGATTTTTGTCTAATAGAAGCTAAGGCAACGGGCGATCCGTTAATTCGAGATTTAAGGCTCGGAGGGGTTCCTGCTAGGGGCTACACCCCAAAAGGCGATAAGAATGCAAGAGTACAGAGAGCAGTGCCGTTTATTGAGTGCGGGCTTATTTATTTGCCGACTGAAGAGAAAAACTCTGAAAGGCTCGAGGCTTTTGCCGAAGAGTTTTTAGAAACAGTGATAACTTTTCCAAACGGGGAGTCAAAAGACCTCGTTGACTCGATGACACAGGCAATTTTGTACCTACGAGACTTTGATGCTTTAACCCATAGGAGCGATGTTAAGGAAGATGATGAGAATAGAGCTACATTTAGGAAGTTGTATTAATTCCAACAATAGAAGAGCTAGAACTAGAAACAAAACTGAAAACAAGCTTACTGAAATTGAAAAGCAAATATTAACTAATAAAAGAGTACAAGATGATGCACTTGCAAATTAATGAAGAATTTAAACAATTAATTCCTCAATTAAGTCAGGAAGAATTAGTTGGGTTAGAAAATAGTTTAAAACTTGAGGGATGCCGTGATCCGCTGGTGGTATGGCACAATACTATAATAGATGGACACCATAGATATGCTATTTGCATTAAGCACAGCATAAGCTTCAACATAATAGAAAAGATGGAGCTAGAAACCGAACTGGACGTAAAGCTATGGATGATCAATAACCAGTTTAGCAGAAGAAATCTTACTAACATTCAAAAAGCTGAACTTGCTATTGAGATGGAAAAAACAGAACAAGTTCAGGCTAAAGCAAGACAAGGGGCTAGGAATGATCTAAAGAACGATAACATTCCCCCAGATCTGGGGGAATGTTCAAGGCAAGGTGAATCTTTAGTAGCAGCAGCTAAAGCCGTTGGTCTTAGCTATGAAACTGTACGTAAAACCAAGCCGTCTAAGTTGATTATCAACGAGATCATCGAAGCAGAGGCAAGGGCCTCGCTAATAGATGCAATGGTATTTACTCCGGAAGCAGCTACTACGCTTAAGAAAGGTAGTGAAAATTTTATCAACCAATTAATAGAGGAAAACAATGAGTAAATGGAATAACTTTAACGATGCTGAAGATCAGATGTCTTACGAATTAATATCTAATAAAACAATAGCAAAGGTTCGGCTAATACTTAAAAAAGGCAATCACGTTACGAAAGAATGGCCGGACGGTTACGCTACATTAAGTAAAGCAGGCACTAGCATATACCTTGCCTGCGAATTCGTGATCTTAGGTGGGGAATATGAGAATAGAAAGGTCTGGAGCAATATCGGTCTTCATAGTGATAAATCACCGCTATACGCTGAGATCGGTAGGAGTATGATTAGAGCAATACTTAACTCTGCTCACGGCTTGCATTCTAAGGACAAATCACCAGAGGCAGAAAAACAGAGACAGATTAAGAGCTTTGCCGACTTAGATAACCTAGTATGCCTAGCGGAGATTACCATTAATGACAAAGGTTATAAACCTCGTAACGAGATTAAAACCATACTGACGCCCGATCATGCTGAATATAGCGAGTATATGGACGAGAGAAGCGGTAAATTTACGATTAGTTCAACGAGTAATATACAAAGTACCGGTGAGCTTGTTAGTGACGAAATACCATTTTAAAGAGGTTTTTGATGAATCAGGAAATACAGCAGAATATAACCAATCTATACAACCTTATTGACGATCTGGATAATACTAAAGATTTGCTTGAGATCCGTTATTGGCTCTTAAATAGCAATCTTGGAGACAACAATAATTATTTGATTGCTAGGTTCAACATAGAAAAGCAAAGGTCTGTAGTTACTAGGCATTTAACTCGGCTATCGGAAGTGGTAGATGATCTTGAGATATATGTTCACCGATGCAAGCAGCTAATTTTAGTAGAAAGCGAAAAAGCCCCTAAATTTGCCAGAACATATGATAAATATCCCAAAAAAAACTCAGGAGGTAAAATACAAAGCGTTTCCCCTGATAATGAGCCGTTAGTAGTGTCCTAGCAAAAGCAAAAAAATACAAGAAAGGGTCTAGACTCGAGAATGTATGGTAATATAATTTTCAGCAGCTCTCCTTCTTCTGCCAAGCGGCAGAGAAAGGCAGAGCTAGCAAAGCCATTAAGAATGACTAGCAACAATGAGATATACAGGAATAACTACAAGACCCACCAAGTTTTTTAGTTATTTCTTAAGTATCATTATAGCATATTTTAAGGGAAGTGGAGAATTTTTTACTCGCTTGACCTCATAAGATAATTAGCAGTCGTTGTTTAGTCGCTATTAAAGGCTTTTAAGTCATCCAAATAAATTAATACAACATATTTTTCTTACAAAATAATATGTCTGATGGTATTAATGTAAAGATTTTATAATAGAAGGCTAAATATTAATTATATGATTACTAACACCAATAATTTGGATAAATATCAGTTAAAAAAATTATTGGAATATAGCGGAATAAGGATAGTTAAAGATCATGGGAATTATTATCAAATAACATGTCCTAATTGCAAGGAACCGGAAGCATTTATTGAGTATTTAGGGGAAAAACG